AAGTTATCGAGTATGGTATCGTTTGATTGGTTATTATTAACAACGTTACTTATCCAGTCTAAGGCGTCCTCAACTTCTATGTTGTTATTAATGATATTTGTTAACTGAATGTCCAATTTTTTTAAATCCATTTTTCTTAGTTTTAATTTAATCTCTCTTAGTATTTGTTTGAAGTCCTCTATTTCCTCCATAATCTTTTAATTTTTCTTTAATCATTAGTAACACTTCTTCATCAATTTCTTCATCAACTTCAATGTCGTTATCAACTAAGTATTTTAACATACCTTTTAAGTTCTCAATTCCTTCGTTTTTATTAGTTTTTTCTGTCATAATGTTTTGTTTTATTTTTATTAGTTAGTTTGTTGTTATATATAAATATGCCGTTAGTCTACCAAACGCTGGATTATTTTTAGTATTTTAGCATCTTTTCTTATTTTTTTTACACAATTGTGGATATGGTGTGATATACCTTGTTTTGTCATTACATATTTTTTAGATAGTTGGATGATATTTAGTTGTTCTTCTCTTATGCCGTAGTATTGTAAGAATATGTTGGCTGTTTTATCAGGGACGATGTCACGTATTCTTTCTGATACTTCTATACTATCTATCCACTCCTTAGGTAAAGGTTCCTCAGATGAGGTATATCTATCCCAAAAATCCATTTTATCGTTATCCTCAATTGAATAGTCACCTTCGTATTTAATAATATGTGTCTTTTTAGATTTTACAGGCTGTTTGACTAAACCATCACCTTTTTTTAGATTGGTGATTATATGTCTACTGATGCATAGATTAGAGAACTTATTAAAGTTGTTGTTTCTTGTTGGGTCATAATAACTAATAGCAATTAAAATTCCATCTAATGCCAATGCAAATAAATCCTCGACACTATGTGAAGACTTATGTGTATAATTTCTAGCAATTGTTAATGCTGCTTTGATTTGACTTTTAACAATGTTGTTAGTGTTTCTATCCTTATCAATGAAAAGTGTTGTTATTTCGTCTTGGGTAAGTGTTGTTGCGTTATTCTTTACGTAAGTTTTTAATTCATCCATAGTTGGTTCATGTTAATATTTTATTGTTAGTATTTTATCCTCGTCTTTTAGTTTGGTTATCATTTTCCATTCTAAAGATTTATCAAAATTATTTCTTGGTAAGTTTTTAAGTTCCCATTTAAATTCGTTTGGGTCAGGGTATATATCATATATATTAACACAATCCTTTAAAAATACAATGTATAATATCTTACGGTAATCCCTATTATCATTTTGGTGATTTATAATACCTACTATCTTTTTAAGTTCTAAGAAACTGCCTCCATATGATTGTATAGCCTCATTAGTGTAATCCTCACGTACCTTAACTTCAATAAGATATTCAGTGTTACCTGAAGTTAATATACCATCGTAGACACAATGTATGGCTGGTTCCCTTTGGTAAGTTGTATTAATTCTTTTGTTCAACCATTTCATCGCTTTATCTTCAGCGTCTGCTTTCTTCTGTTTGTGTTTTTCTTTATCGTTCATACTAATAACTATGTTGGTAGTCAAGGAAAAACCAAAAATAATTGAGATAGTTTTTAATTCTAACTCCACAGAGTTATAAATCTAACTCCACAGAGTTACTTTTTACTTGTTTTTAACTCCACAGAGTTAGAATAGTAACTCCACAGAGTACCTCATTATTAGGTGACCAATTAAATGAAAAAAAAATTAGACAATATATTAGATAAAAAACGCTGCATTAAAAAATAATTGAAATAAATATGTAAATATGTTGTCCTTTCCTTATCTTTGTGATACTTATAATAGAGAAGCATTATATTTCAGTCGTAAGATTGGCCAGGTTGTTGGGAATTAATTACTCCCAACGCCTTTACCTGGTAATAAAATAAAGGATTAAGAGTATTAAAAAAGGATATCATGAACAAATTAGAAATTTTACAAAACGAAACGAGTGGGTTTAACTACATAAAATCATACCCAATACTAAAAAAATTATTTAAAGCACAATTAAATATTTCCATAATAGAATTAATTTTATCTTATACATCAAATGGTTTAGAATTTTATATGAACTATAAAAATATCGCTGAGATATTATCAACAAAAGAACAATCAATTAGAAACACAATAAAATCATTATCCCAACAAGGTTATTTAATAACTGACAATGTTAAAAAATATAATAATAAAAGTGGTGTTGGTGGTTCTTCAACTAAAATAGTTGTTGACTTAGATAAAATCATTACAGATATAGACAACCCAATAACTAAGGCAGTTAAAAAGGAAGAACCTAAGGCAACTAAACCTAAAAGTGTTACAATACCAACCGAAGATATTAAAGAAGTTATTACAATTGAAGAAACTGATTTACCAAATCCATACGAATGTTTAGATAAAAATGGTAATCTTCTACCTCAATACACTAAACCAAAAACAACTACAGCATCACCAACAGATTATATATAAATAAAACAGAAATTATGACAGAAGAAAAATACAAAGACATTCCAGGGTATGAAGGATTGTATCAAGCTAGTAATATGGGTAATATACGTAATGTTAGGACAGGTAGGTTGTTAAAAAGTTGTTTCAGTGGACCGAAACGAGATTATTTAAAGGTTTGTTTATCAAAAAATGGTAAAGTGAAAACATTAAAAATACATAAACTGGTGGCAATGGCATTCTTAAATCACATACCAAATGGTATGAATATTGTTGTTGACCATATTAATAATATTCCAACCGACAACAGATTGAAAAATCTACAATTAATTTCTCAAAGAGAGAATTTGTCGAAGGATAAAAAAGGGTGTTCAAGTCGATATGTTGGGGTTGATTGGGATAAACAATGTAAAAAGTGGGGGTCAAGAATAAGAATTAATAAGAAATTAATCCATCTTGGTTATTTTCATGATGAATTAGAAGCATCAAACACATACCAATCCGCATTAGAAAATATAGACAAATATGACGGTAACCCAAAAAAATTCAGATTATTATTAAAAAAAATTAGGAAGCTCGATATAAATTACTTACATTTGAAGAACAAACACAAACAAAACAACTATGAAGAACCCAACAATTAAAACAAATTTAATTAAAACAACAACTAAGAATGGTGTAACTTACAAAAAATTTGATGTTACTATCAACGGAAAAAATGAAATAATCAGTCATTCAACAAATTCTTATTCGTGTGAACCATATTTTGGTAATTTAAATAATAACGAATTATCCCTTATTACCACTGAAATTAAAAATAAATTTAATTTAGAAATAATTTAAATAAAATCCATTGCCAATCAATATAAGTTCCGTATATTTGTAACAGAAACACAAACAAACTTAAAAAATAGAAAATATGAACAGTAATAGAATTTTTACAAGAATGGTTAGAATGAATAGATTTTTAGTATTCAACGTTAATGTACAAAGAAAAGTTAGAAAAACATTATCTTACAAATTTTAAAAAAAAAACAAAAATTATGAAAGCATTATTATTAATATTAGGGTTAACATTAGGTATGGCATTTAACTCATACGGACAAAGAATAAAAAATGACACTTTAAGTGTTGGGGATTTAATGGTACTATCGACTGATAGGTATTATGATGGCATAAGTGCTATTGGTATCGGAGCAGTAGTTATGGCATTTGGTCATACCGTAGCTGTAAATGATTATGATGATAGACTCTCTAATAGTTTTACCATACTTGGTTCCGTTATTGCCTTATTTGGTACGGGAATGGTTATCCAATCCCATAGTTATAATAAGAGAGCTGGTTTGTTATTAAATAAAAATGGTGTAGGTTTACGAATAAAAATGTAAAACTATTTATTAAAAAGATTTTTTAGTTATAATTTTATTAATAGTACGTTTACTGTTAATAGAATTATGTTTGTTGGAAAAGTACCTTTATTGTTGGGGGTACTTTTTTTATTGCTTTAACTTTTCTTTAAGTGCTTTAATCTCTCTTTCTAATTTCTCAATATACTCCTTGTCAGACAGCACTAACTTCATCCCAACCATTTGTTTCAAACAAATTTCTCTATCACGTTGTAAATCTAATTCTCTATTCATATCTTTTTTCTTGATATTGTTAGTTTAATCGAATAATTATTTGTAACTTCACCATATGAGAAAGGATTTAGAGGATTATATAAGGCATTACGATATTGAAGTTTGGGTATTTGGTGGATATTGGGAAGGTGATTTAGATTTAAGGGGCACTAAGATTAAAGATTTAGGTAACCTATTTGTTGTTAACGGTGATTTAGATGTTCGTGATACTCCATTGGCTGATAGATACACAGAAAACGAAATTAATAATATGGTTATCATTAACTCATTATTAACCCCGTTACGTGTAAATATTAAAACTTTTAGTTTCTCTTATTAAATCGTTCCACCTTTTCTATATTGGAAACGACCTTTAATTAAAAATTCGTGAACAGCTGCACCTACTGATGGGAATGTACCAATACCACCCCAAGGTCCTGATGTAAGTGTACCAGCTAATCCATCAACAATGTTATTATAGATTGCCTCAGGAACTCTACTATATGTGTATATAGTGTTATCCATAAATTGAATATTTAGGTCCTTAGAAACAGAATCCCATTTAACCTTTTTCACATTGGTACTATCTTTAATATCTGTTATTGTTGTTTTATAACATCCATTAACTACTATACTTTTTATTTTACTCATCTTTCTATGTTTTTATCCTACAATGTTCCAACCTCCCCAGTTGTACACGGTTCCTTTTGGCACACTATTCGTTATTTGACCACTTGGGTGAACATATACATCATCGATTAAAGTGGGTGACGGACAAGGTGGGGGGGTTGTAGGACAAGGTAATGCTACCGTTGTATTTATCTCCTCACACGATGACGTTAATTCACCAATTCGACAATTAATTTGTTCTATATTTTCTATTAGGGTTTGTTGATTTTCACCTATGTTCCCAATTTGTATTGTTATTACACTAAGTAATTGTATTAAATCTTGTAATCCATCTAAATCTACTATTAGATGACCATCATCTGTTAATTTAACATCGTTAAAAAATGCTAACTGATTCCCTCCTGCCATAATTTTTGTCTTTTACTCTTATTATTATTTTGACAAAACATTTTCTTACTTGGTATTGTTACGGCGTTTCAAATAATATGACCTCAGCTTCTCTTCTTCTAACTAATCCTGTTAATACAACACCATTTCCTTTATTCCATAACCTAAAACTATCACCAATACTTTTGATGGTTGGGTCAAGATTAACTTTACGTAATACTGATGACCTTTTAAACCCACCTAATCCAATATTGTATGCTAACGATACCATTGCGTCGAATTGATTTTGTGTTACCTTAGATGTCACCATTCTATCTACACCATCAACAAACTTTTTAACTATTTGTAAAAACAATTCATTAGCTCTTTCTTGGGATATACCATCACCATATCTAACTTTTGTACCATCCTCATAGAAAGTTGAACCAAATCCAATAGTCCACACATTAGAAGGACATTTGTATGCTTTCAACTCACACCCTTCAAACTTTTTTATTAGTGATAATCCTTTTAATCCAATTGTGTTCATAAAACTTTGTATTTTAATTTATTTTATTTGGTTGATATCTTTTTTAATTGTCTTAGCAAATGTTAACATATCTTTTGCCATTGTAATAATATTTTTCTTACCTAATTTCATCCTATTCTCATTTATCGATTGTGCTTCATTAAATATCCATATCATTGATATCGATTTACTTAATAAATTAGTAACGTTAAATAGAATACCACCAAATATAAAAGTGTCTACCATAAATAATAATATGATACATCCTATATAAAATAGTAATTTTGGTGCTATGTTAAAAAATACACCACTTCGAACATGTTTCCAACCTGTTATTTTAACTACAGCCCTAATACCAAAGTACGTGTCTAACGCAACAAAGGATAAGACTAAGAAAATCATACCTTGTATAGGTATAAGAAATGTTAATACTGATGCTAGAAATAGGGTTATTGTTTTTAAAATCATTGTCGTTATATAATTAAAAATCCTATTCCGTTATTGTAGTCATCACTACCACCACAAGAGTTCTTGATTGATGAATCCTTATTTAATTGACTTGTGTAATTCGGGAATAAATCTGAATTAGCTAACAAATAGTTTTTTAGTTCAATTAAAAAGAATTGGGATTGGGAGATATACTGATTATACATCCACTGTACTTCATTCAATTCAACACTTTCACTATTGTCACCATTTTGTTTTTGGATTCCTTTATTCTTTAATTGGTATGTAAGAGTGGTAACCGCGTTAGCACATACTCTCCAAACAATTGATAATTTCATTCGTTCTACGATAGTCTCTTCATCAGCTGATAATGTCTGTGCATTATACTTAGTAAGTAAATCATCGAAGAAATATGAACCAATTTCATATTTTACAAATCCTGTCGCTGCGAACCTAACCAATGGGCTAAAATCCGTTACGTCAACATTGTCGGTTATGATACCTGTAGTTTTAATATAATTTTCTGAGCAGAAATAAATCATTTTTATTTTAATTTTTTAATTGTAGTTATTTTGTTATTATTTAATTTCACCAGAGTCGATAATTTCACCATCAACAATTTGAAAGTTGTTTATTACTAAGTTTGATTTAATCTCACCAATAGTTAAAACTTCGTTAAGACATTCTTCAACCATTGTTCTAATTGGAAGTATAACGTTCTTTTCAAATATCACGTATGATTCCTTTAATTCGTTTCCACTACCTAATGAACCAGCAACACGTATCCCCGTTAATAAAGGGTCTATTTGGTGTGCTCTACATATGTTAGCATCTACTCTACTTAGTGTTGAATCGAATATCTTATCATTTTGATTACCAGGGATACTTTCGATAGTTGGTAATTGTGATACATCGTTAGCAACAAATGTCATAATACGTCCTGCTTCAGGTGCTCCCTTAGCTTTCTCTATTGTATCTTTAAATTGTTGTAGTTCTAATTTTGAATCAAAATTCTTAGCCACCTTAATCATAAACGATGGGAATACACTATTTATAATATTAGATTTTTGTAGGTAACTAATTTGACCATCTAAAAAACAATCGTTCATAGATGATATGTATTGAGGTAACGGGTATATATCCTGTCCAGCCTCATCATCAATTTCATATACATACATACTTTCACCCATTCTTGTTGGTGTGTACTCAGGATATCTATGGATAGCAGTACTTAAAAACCAATCTGTACTTGTTGTGTACATTGTTTTGTCCTCGTTGTTACGAACCTTTTCAGGACCCATTCTTTTAACTGAAACACCATCTTCGGTTCTGTTAATTAATAAACATATCCTTCCGTGCATAATCAAATCTTTTGTGATTTGTCTGGATAATTTAACAATCTTATTTTTCTTGATAAATTTATATTCTTTAACTTTTTCAGGTCCAGTACTAAATTCACCATCAATTTCAAAACCACCACCTATTACAGCGTTAGATTTATAATCGATAATAGAACCATTCAAGGCACTTTGATATTTCATTTGATTAATCAGTTGAGGAAATAGATTATCGTTCCCAAATCTAATATATGGTTCTTTACCATACGCTCTAACATAAGGTAATGATAAGTCACCTGTACCCACCTTACCAAATGGTGAACTAAATTCTGAGTGAAGAGGTCCACCCAATTTAGTTTCCGTTTCTTTTTTCTTTCCGAAATTTAAAAATCCCATAGTTTTTTTTATTAATTATAAATGGAAGATGTTCTTCCTGTTGTTATTGTCATGTTCTCGTTACTAGCCACTACCATTCTTCCTTCTTCAAGTATTCTACCTGTTGTGTTGGAAATAGATAATGTTGACCCAGTTGATTCATATACCTTATATTCATATTGTCCAATTGTTAACGATAATGGTATCGAGGTACCCCCTGAGGTTGAACCTGTAGTACTTTCTATTAAACTGAATTGGTTATATCTATTAGTATAATTAGAGATGTCAGGCGTAGTAAAAAAAACACTCGTACTTCCCAACTCATATTCGTTGATAAATTCAAACAAATAATAGGGTGTCGTTAATCTACTACTTTCCGTTAGTGTAAGTACGAATTGGTTAGTAATATTTTTGCCTAAGTATATCATTATTTTTGTTTGATATTGTTTATGTTATTATTAAAATATTCTTTAAACAAAAAAAACCACCCATTTTACAGGTGGCCTTTCATTGTTAAAAAAAAAGATATTATATTAAGCTATAAGAGCTGCTATAATACTCGGGTCTACGAAATATGGTCTTTGTACCATTTCTCCTAAGAACGTTACATCATATTTAGAACCTTCTGCTTTGTTAGTTCCTGATGATTCGGAACCACCATTCAATTGCATATGGTCTAAGTATGTAAATTGTCCATCAGCACCTTTTACGATGATATCTAAGAATCTGTTACCTTCAGCTAATACTGTTAAAGCTCTTGATACTGTTCCTTGTCTTCTTGAAAATTGTAATGTCAATGTTGAGTTATATACGTTACTACCAACTAATAGGTCAGTAGCCTGTTCTGAAACCCAGTTCCCTGTGTTTCTTTTAAATTCGAATGTGTTAAATGATTCGATTGTTCCTAAAGCTGTGATTGTGTGAGCTGAAGTTGAGATAGTTGTAGCAGTTACACTATCTGTGTCTATAGCGTAAATTGCGTAGATACCACCCAAGTTATTTTCATCACAAGCTTTTAATAAATTTATTAATGCGTTACAAGCCATTTTATTTTTTGTTTTTATTTAATGTTATTTTATAAAAAAAAGGGATGAGTAAATTTACTCACCCCTTTTAGTATTGTATTGTTAAATCTGTGGATTAGTTATAGTAAACAATCTCAGCTCCGTTTACGATTTGGAAACCAACTTTAAGGTTAGCTCTTGTACGTAATTTAGGTTCAGCAACTGATTCTTCTAAGTTTACAGCTTTAAGTGCTTTACCATCACCTTCACCATCGAAAGAATAGATAAGGTTATCTTTTAAAGTTAACACCATTCTGTTTGATGTCATACCTTCACAAATTACTAATTTGATATCTAAATAAGTTAAATCTAAATTCTTAGTAATGAATGCTTGAGTATTCCCAGCTGATACTGCTTGTCTGTAAGCTGCAGCTACATTTGGTGATACATAAAATCTTAGGTCAGAAGTTCTGTTTACTAATGCTGGTGCGTTAGTTGTTAAACTTGTGTATACCTTAGCCATTTCAGTTAAAACATTACCAACTGCTACTGAACCAGCTGTAACGTCATTAACGTCAGTGTCAGCTGCTAATAGTTTTTCATAACCATCAACTAATTTTAAATAAGCTGTAGTACCTGTGAAAGATGCTGTAGCTGTATTCCCTTTCCATCTTTGTCCTTCAATCTCAGCAGAAATTTCTTTTGACATTTCGTCCCAATAAAAAGACATAAATGGTTGAACTTCGTAAGATGCTCCAGCTCCTTTAGCCATTTGTAAAGATAAAAATGAACTCTCGATATCGAAACGACAAATTTCAGCTAACGCAGAAACAGCAGTTACGTCGATGTCGATTGCTGATAACGTTTGGTCACCTGCAACGAAGTCACAATTAGATGCTTTTAATATTGAACTAAAGCTAGTTGTTGCTAACTTAGTTTTTGATTTGATACCTGGTAAAGTACGGAAGTTGTTAGCTACATCTTCTGTGATGTATGCTTTCCCGTAAAATTCCTCTGGGTTTGGGTTAATCAACGCTGATGAGTCGATGTCTAAATTAAATTTTAATTCTCTCATTTTTTTTATTTTTGTATTTGTTTTATTTTTATTTATCTGTTATTGTTAATAACAATTTTTTTTATAATTATTTTAAAGATTTTGTGAACCTTGAAAAGGCCATAACTCTTTCGTGTGCTGACAATTCAACTATTTCTTCGTCAATTTCTTCGTCAGTTGGTTTAACTTCCATATCAGCTATTAGTTTGTATAACTCATCAAACTTAGCATCTACTTCGTCTTTTGAGTATGATTCAACTACTTCTTCAACTATCTCTTCGATAACCTCATCAGCTAATTCCTCTTCAACGATAACCTCTTCTTCTTCTTCAAGTACAATCTCTTCGACTTCTTCTTCTTCTTCAAGTACAACTTCTTCAATAACTTCTTCTTCAGCCATTTCTTCTTTGTCCTTAACCGATTCGAATTTACCATTAACAACTGTGTAAATTTTACCAGCTATTTCGTGTGTACCATCAGGTAATACTACTTCATTTTTATTCATCTTTTCTTCTTTTTGTTTATTTATTATTTCACTTAATGCCATCCCAAGAAACCCTTCGATAGAGTAACCTGTTTGACCATTTTCTACTAATTTATTATAAGCTTCAATATCTGTAATTTGGGTTGTAACCATTAGTGTTCCCTTCGGTACGTCAATACCATATGATTTAAAGGCTTTATCACTTTTTGAATCTTCCACTATCCAAGCTTCTAATAAGTAAGCTGGTACAGTGTTCTCTTTGTTATGTTCCAAATTAAAGACATTTTCCTTAGAACCATTCATCATGAACTTGGAATGGATTTTATCAATTTCCTCTTCGGTAAATTGTACATAGTATTCCTCATCATCATCACTTCGATATATTTCCATAGGTATCATAGCTGGTGCTACAATTCTATATTTTACTTCATCCTTAAAGTATAAGATTTTTGGTTCTATTGAGTTAAAAGCCATACCTTTTGTTATGATTGCTGGTCTCGATGTGAAGGCGATTTGGGAAATACCAAGGTCAGCACCGTCCTCAGCGTACTCAGGGTCAATGGTGATTTTATATTTTGGTAAGTCTATAGCCATAATTTTGTTTGTTATTGTTTTTAGATGGTTTTATTATATTATTCACAATAACAAAGAAAAAGATATGATAGTATTAAACTACAAAGACAAAACCTATAGATTAAAAAATGGGATGGATGAATTTATTATTAACGAATTTGAATTTATTACCAATGTTTTAAATGATGATGAGATTAAATCAGAATTAGAAAAGTGGAAAACGATAATAAACTATTTGGGTTTACCATTTGACGTTATAGATGAAATTAGTTTCGCCCATTTAGAATCAATTATTAACGCATTTGAATTAGATGACACACCATTAGAAAATTACACCAAAAAACTTACTATTGATAATAAGAAATATAAGGCATCTAAAACGATTACCGTGAAACAAATTACGTTGGTTGAAGAATACCTTGATAAAGATAGTAATAGATATGTGGGTGAATTAATGGCCATTATATTTAGGGAGGAAGGTAAAACACGAGATGAACACTTTACACATGTGACCATTGTAGAGAACGCTGAGATATTCAGATATAACATTACTATGGATAAAGTGTTACCATATATAAACTTATTAACATCTAACATTTTCCTAAAATATAATAATACAATCGATGAGTAAATTTACACTACCAAAAAGTTGGGATGAAATTAGTCTACAACAATTTATAGAAATTAAAGAAACTGTAGATTTACAATCCACGGATTTTTATAAGGCAGTTGAGATGGTGTCTATTTTAACTGAAACAGATATTAACGATAGTGACATAGAGGATATGGACATTAACGAATTTACCAAAATTATTAACGAACTAAAATGGTTCTCATCCCAACCACCATTAGATTTTAAAAAAGAAATTAGTGGTTTACAATGCATTGAAATGAACACACTTACATTGGGTGAGTTTATCGATTTAGAGCATTACTTTAGTGAATCATATATAAAGAACCTACCACAGATATGTGCAATACTTTATAGACAATCTAAGTTAGATGATTGGGATAATATTGTAATTGAACCATATGATAATATTAACATAGAAGAACGTGCTAAACTATTTATCGATATACCTATATCACATAATTATGGCATCATAGACTATTACATCAAATTTAAAACTATGTTCTATAATAATTATCGTACATTATTTAACGTACAAGATGATGAGGATGATGAAGATGATGAGGATAAAAACGATATTGAGTTACAGAAAGAAATTAAAAGGGAAAAATTAGTGGCTAAATGGTCTTGGGAAAATACCTTAGATAAATTAACTGGTGGTGATTTAACTAAATATGATGACATACTTAATTTAAAGTTAATATTTGTATTTAATCAGATGTCTTTTACTAAGGAAATGAAGTCCTAATCTTCTTCGAACATTTGTTCTATGACAAAATCACCAATAAGTTCTTCCACCTCATCACGTTCAAAAAACCTAAGCATTATATTACCATTATCGATATACTTTATGTAGTCAACAGCATCTAATTTAAAGTCAAATTGATTATTTATGTAAGTTGTTTTGAATTTAATTGACCTATATAAATTACCTGTACGATAAAAGCCATCATTTTTAGTGAAGGCTTTTAACATAAGGCTTAATTTTCTATTAAAATCATTTATCGTCATTTTTTACATATTAAAATTCAATAGTTATATTTGTTCTGTATTAAATTCTTTCTCTAATTCTTCTGTAAACTTATGGTATGCTAATTTAAAAGCGTTAACCCCTTCTAATTCTTCCCTTGTCCAATATAATTGGTACTCACTTTTGATGATAAAAGTCATACATTTATTTAAATTATCATCTCTGTGACTTTTATTTAGGAATGTGTTAGTTTTAATTTTAACGGTACCTAAGTCCATATCATACGTAACTGAACCTATATTAACATATAATTCTGTTGTTGTTCCCTTGTCAGTGTATACACTATCTGTAATTTTAATTGCCATAATTTCTCTTTTTATGTTATAATTTTAAAACTAAATTACGTTGGTTCACCTAAGGTTGGTTCGTCTACTTGTATTTCCGTTGGTTGTCCTAACGAATTAACACATATTGAATTAGCTCTAATCAAGTAAAATGTTTCATTACCATATATGGATAATTCACTACTTATTAATGTTTGTGTTGTATTTCCTTCTATAGGTGTAAAATTGTTATCTGTGTTTACTTGTTGTATAGCATCATTTACTAACTCTATTGTGTTGTATTTGTATCCTTTCATAATTTAAAATATTGAATAATAATCGTTAATATTATTTCTCATTGATAACGAATTTATTGATTTATCCTCCCTATACCAAATAAACTCTGATAGTAAAATAGTAGCTGTTCTAAAAGAGTTTGATGGTAAACAATTAAATCCACCATAATTATTATTAACTGTCGATAATGCCCCTCTTGTACCAGTCTTAGTGTTGTTCTGATAAAAATCTGAATCATTAAGTGGGTCCGAATTTACATTAATAAGATATGTTGTATTAATAAGGTTTTGAGGACTAATACTAATATAATTTTGATTAGTAATGTATTGTGTTGCGTTCGCATCATACCACGAATATGAGTTGTTTGCTCTTAATAGTATAGCTTGATTCCCTGAAGCACTCTTTTCGTAAGTCATAAAAAACGAAAATTCCTCCGTATTGGTCTGAACATACGGTGCTGTTGGACAAAGATATTGTGTAGAACTAGCACTAATGTATGGTTTACCATTCCTTAACGTAAATCCGTTATTATATATAAAAGGTTGATTTACTGCCGTTGTGTTGAACATGTCATTTGAATTTCCACTTTGGTCGTACCATTTAACAACGTACCCAATACCTGTACCACAAAATGTACTGATTGCTGATGTATCTAAATCTACACCATTAAAACCAATGTCTAACTCAGCATTATCTGTTGAACGTCTTATCCTCATACAATATCCACTATAAGATGGATTAATTTTTCTAATTGAGAAAGCTAAATCATCCACAGAATCGAAAGGGAATGGGCTAGTGACCAAATTATTTATAATATAAAATAACCAACTCCCATTTTCAGGTTCAGTAGCACCATAGTGTTCAGCTATAGCTTGAATGTAAGACCCATTGGTAATAGTTAAACCAAGATTTTTAGTAATGGCTTCTAAGAAAGATACACTATCAACAGATGTACCATAAGTGTCTGATATTGCTTGTACCCAACTACCATTAACTGGTTCAGTTATACCCAACAATTTAGCCCATTCAAGTAAATATTTTAAATCAATCATATTAGTTTATTTGTTATTGTTATTGTTATTAGTTTTTAGTTATTCTTTCAATCCATATTGAGACTAAAGAACTTTCACCTGTGTTATAAACCGTTATTTTATATGCTGGGTAGGTATCATCATTTTCAGCTGTCACGAATATCTCAACTCGGTTACCAGCATATACACCAGCTCCGTATAAATCATATCTACTACCAACAGTAGTAATAAATTTATTTTGAGTACTTCCACCACCAACTCTGTAGGATAACGACCTCATGTCACCTGTTCCACCTGGTGCTGTATCCATTGTAAATTCTAAATCATTTCCAGTTTCATCCCACCCAACCGTAACGTTTCCGTCAGTAAATACTGGTCGTGTATCGACTGAATTACTCACTTGGTAATAGAAGCTATCAACAATAGAGTTACCACCACCTGTATTTAATATATTAACTACACCACCATCATTTCTACCAAGTGTTATACTACCACCACTTGATATAGTTCCACCCGTTACAAATGAATTTGTATCCGTACCAATTGTGGATATCCCCGTTAAGTTAGAACCATCACCATAGAACTCTGTAGCTTGTACTGAGGTTAACCCACTAATACTTCCTTGAATTCTTGTTCCTTGTATGTTTTTTATAAATGTCATAATTTTTATTTATTAATTTGGGTACTGTTTACCAGTACCACCGTTATATAATTCTGTTACTTCAGTTGACGTTAATGTTCTACCCCATATACCAATTTCATCAATTATACCGTCAGCAAATGCGTTCGTTCTTCTTCTACCTAAATCAAAACCATTATTAATATCAGTACTTGTACAAGTTAGGTAAATGGTATCTTGAGAAATTGAATCTTTAACACCGTCTATATAAAAATCTGCCTTTTTTGTTGTGTTATTATATGAAATCTGAACATTATACAATGTTGATGTTGAAAATGATGTTGAAGATGTTTGACTGTAAAAAGTATTGTTAAGACCTTTCATTTGAAAAATCAATTTATCATTACTAAGATATAAAGATAATGTTTCTTTTGATAAAGTTATAAAATTAACACTTTGAAACAAAGGTGAGAAACCAGATAGAGTTAAAAAATTAAACCATAAAGAAATACTAAAATCACCCGTTAAACCAATATTAGAACTAACATTAAAGTAATCATTCACACCATCAAATGAAAACCCTTGATTGATTACTCCAGTTCCATAAGTTGCACCGTTCATTAATACTCCATTATTAGTGCCTTTACTGTCGTTAGGTGTGTTATCAGCTGTATAGTACGCTAATAATCCATCCCAT